AAAACAATAGTTGATAATGTTCCTGCTGCTGAACACGCTCCTGTAACCGGTGCCGCTGTTATTGTTTCGCTAAAATTTGCCGCCTTTATTAGCGATGCCCACTCTGGAGCTGTTCCCGCTGTTCCTGAACCGGCGATTTCAGTTTCAAATGCTACTGACGCGAAGTTTTCAACTCGGATTGAACCTGATGCTCCAAAGTATGGGCGAATAAAGCTTCGCTCAACTGATGTTCCCTCAAGCGGTGTAATTTCTAAGGTTGAACACAACACGGCATCCGGTGCCGTTGGCACTGAATCAATGCCATAGGTTGGCTCTATTTTTACTAAGATAATCCGCTTTCTATTTGATAATGACATACCATTGATTCCTGAAAATGATGTAACTGGGGTGACTAAACTTATATCTGTTAAGCCTGACAAGGGAAAACTTGATAGAGGAAAATCTCCTAACATATTAATTCTCGCTTTTTATAAAGTTATTAATGGTCAACATATATATCGTCATAACTTTATTAAAATGACCTTATTGCCACCGCCAAAGCTGAAATTATCTTGTTTGATAAGTATTCAACCCCATCTGTGTTGTAGTGCAACGCATCCTGTGCATACATACTTCCACAACCAGCTCCGGCAGTTAATCCAACGCCAAATCCTCCTTGATTAGATACCCCCGATTCATTTACTCCATTTTGAGAATAAGTGAAAGCTGAACCAGATGCCGTTGCCAGTGTAAAAACTCCATTAAAACTTCCTTGCCCGTAAATTTGAATTGATGCTCCTGCGACTTGCCCATGAGCTGATGATGTCGTTCCTGACACAGTATTAGCAGACCTAGAAATTGTCCCTAATGAAATAGACCCGCCAATAGGTGTTCCAGTTTGCCAAGGAGTACCGCCAAGTGACCCTACTGCCCCATTCGATAGTTCATAGGTTCCATTTATTGCATCAATAAGAATATACAATCCGCCTGCGGCTCTAACTGCTGAGAATATTGGATTAGTTTTTCCAGTTGTCCAACTTGCACCATTTGCTTCTGTTGGGCACCAAGGAGACATAACTATAAACAACGCATTAGGCAGCGCTGCCCTTAAAGCTGCATAATATAAAGGCAATTCTGTATTCAGTGCTGTCCCGATTGCGTCATTTATACCCGCATTAATAAGTACGATGTCAGGTTTACCGCCAAATGCCAAAGCCAAATAACTTATTCTCGACCTCATTACAACTGAGCTTCCTGCTGTTATATACCCACTTCCTGATGACGTTAATAATGCTATATCAGCATTTAAAAAATGCCCTATTTCTCCGGCAAATCCGAAAGAAAATCTATTGCTAGATGATGAAAAATAAGAATCTCCATCGCCTATGATTTTTATATCAGGCTTAGATGCTGCCCAAACTGAGTCAAACTGTCCAATAGCCAATCCACCAAATGAAACTGTATTGTCAATATAAATTACATATTCACGCGCCTTCCTTGTTAGGTGTTTTACAGTGATATAGTTTCTAGCGTTTACAGCCACTGGACTTAAAAAAGGAGTGCTTTGCACCAACTCCCCATCGCAAATTATTGTTACTTTTGGCGCACTCATAAATGCCATGCCAAAATAGGGTGCATCGGTGCAAAATCTAATTTGTAAATTTCCCGAATCAATTCCTGCACTTGCTATGGTTACAAAATTAAAACCTGTAGCATCTGAGAATGTCGCTGATGATGCCGGCGCCGTGTTATAAATTAATTCAGGTGTAGATAGAGATATTCTAGGGTCAAAAGTTCCAGTTGTTGGTTGGCATTTAACCAACAATGCCGATGTCAAAGGTGTTGTCCAGCTTGCAGGTGGAACTCCGCTTGCCTCTGCGGTTAATACTGGAGGTATAGTCATTACCTTTGGATTAATTTGATTTCTACCAAGCAACTTTTGTTTTAATACGCTTATTGCATTCGATGTCTTTGTAAATTCTCCGGCAGTTAATGTTGTTATTACTGACTTAGTTCCCGCTGAAAAATTAACTAATGCATTACTATTGCTTGATGCAAGAACATTTGTTCTTGTAAGTGTTGCTCCTGATGCTGTCCAAGTACCTGTCCCAACCTCCCATTCAGTATTATCTAAATTACTTATCCGATAGCTAACTACAGAACCCGTTGTATGCGCCATTGCAAATGTTCTATGTCCAGCGGCTGTTACTCCAGCCAGTGTCACAGTTCCTGTTCCAGTTGTCGTTGTCTGGTCTTTGACGCTGTCTCTATATTCGATCATTTTTACCCAACCTTTCTGAATCTGTACGTTGATTTATAGTGTTCTGACCAGCAAAAAATCTGGTTGTCGTAGCCTTCTGTTTCTCCGCTCAAAAACTCAACCGGAGAATATGCCCAATCGGGTATCCATCCGATAATTACGCTCTGAATGATCAAATCGCTCAGATATGACTATGGCTTTTTCAAATATTGCCATTAATAAAATGTCCAGTGAGAGTCATCAGCAGCCGCGCTTTCATCTAAGTCGATCGTGACATTGTCAAAATCAATAGCTGAACAGACCTCCGTTGCGCCACAAGCATTGCACTGGTACTTCGAACTGATAACACCTGATAAATATGTCATTGCGGACTGACAACGATGACAAGTTTTAGACTCAACTAACATTTAAACCGCCCGGATCTGTACAGCAGTTGAGTAAGTGCTTTTGTAAAACAAAAAACCATTGGCAAAGGAGATAGTTTGTCCACCTATGTATTCGATGGGCTCATGAATAGGATCCGGTACCCAGTTAAGCAACGCGGTGCTGACCAAATTTCGCAAAAGCTTATTTTCATCGTCAGCATCGGTGCCTCGCGCATCCCTAACATTGCGAACCACGGTCACGATGGCTACTAACTCGACCACGCGTTGATTGACGCCCATAACTAAAGTATTGGCACCCGCAGTATCACGTTCGGTGAATAGATAGCAGCCAGGTGCAGAAACCCGTCCAGCTAAAATGCTGCCTAGGTCAGCTGCTCCGGCAACTTCTTTAAAAGCGGGGATCTGGAGACGAATGCGGGCCTCCATTAGCTGGCGTAACGTGCTCATTTAAACGCTTTCACGGGAAAATACCGACGCGCTCGATGAAAAATCTACGCTATCACTGCTGGTTACAGGACTGGATCCCGTCGTATCGGGCTCCAATTTAAGCAATCCTTTACCGATGATCTGCTCCAGGTATTTAATTGCCTGGTTATAGCGGTCTTTGACGGGCTCATTAACTCTATTTCTATTTAGGTAATAACAAGCTATGTCACAGGCTAAGAGTTCAAAATTAGCCGGCACAATAGTCAATGGCAAGGTATAAGCAGTCAGGTAAGCATTGATCGTAGCATCGGCACTGGTCAGTGCTTTTGTAACAACTTGCGTATCAATTACCCCTAAATTATTGCGATCGGTAAGCTGGATTAACTCCGTTTCACCGATCTCGATAATCAAGTTAGCCTGGCTGCAATAGCTCATGGATTACTCTTTCTTTGTTTTTGATGGTGAAGATGATCCAGGATCATCTGTGATCACTTCAACAGTTAGCATCGGCTCAGCCCTCAGCAGCGTTTGCTCTTCTTCAGTAAAACGCTCATCTGAGTGTTCGGTCGGAATAGAAGAGTGAGCAACGCCGCATCGCCGGAATCCGTTAACGCGTGAGGTTATTATCAGCATGACTTACCCCAGAGCTGGAACAACGACTATCTCAGCCGTATTAAACCAGGGGTTAGTCGCACCGCTAGCCAGATTAGCAACGCCAACTACTGCACGTACTGCGGCTTCGTTGGTAGGTCCTACTAGGATATGCGTTGGCATGACATTCATAGAACTGCCATCCGGTTTGTGCTGGGTGCCCATAGCAACCCTGGCTGCAGCATAGCTAGTTGCATCTAGCGCTACTTTCCCGGCATAAGCTAATTGATGAAAACCATAGCCGACGTTATAGCGGGCATCAGCACCGTATTTTAATGTACGAGCATTAAAGACCGACTCATCATCTTCCTGGGTTTTTTGTACGAAACGTACTTCCTGACGACGCTGTAATACCAGCGGTTTCATATAGGTACGGGATAAATCCATCAGGAACCAAGGCGCACTGGAACCCGCTGCCATATTGGCATAGGTTATTTCTGCTCCGGCTGCATCATAGCCTACGTGGTCAACATCAAAAAAGTATTGGCCATCAAGTCCAACCGTTGCAAACGCAGCCAATAAGGACTGCCAAACCAGCGTGTCCGGATGTGCTGCTGCCGATTCGCCTTGCATCGCGAAACGGTTAGAGTAAATACCCAGCGTATCATCTTCAATATCATCTCGATCCACGCCAATGGTATGCTCAAAATGCTTGTTAATGATCTGGTAGCTGATGGCTTCAAGATTATGAATAAACCTATCGCCGATCCACTCGCGCATGCCTGGCAGATCTTTCATCCAGCCATAGTTTTCGATCTTATGCTTGGATGATACTTCCATGGCCACCAATGGCCATTTCGGATTAACCGATTCAATACCTTTTAAAAACGCTACTTGAAAGCCTTGGCTTAGCGCGCGTAACCCTGCTGAGGTAATTTGCATGTTATTTTCCTGTAATAGTTAACGGTGACTTTATGACTTTACAGTCCCAAGCCCATTTGAACCCAAACCCCGGACGCATCTACCCCGACAATCTTGCCGGCGCGAGAGCGGGTGCTAGTAGCGCTGGTCAAGGCGACAGTCTGGTCATCGACGATATAGCAATCAGCACCAACGTTGGCCTGGGCAATCAAATCACCCGCTGCAGAGTTGGCAAAGCGGAACTTGCCGCGCTTAACCCGGGCAATAATCGCACCAGCGGCACCGGCTGAATTGTCTTTGGTTTCTTCAAAGCGCCCCACAGCAACTAAGCCGGTAGCTGTTCGGCCGGGTGCTGCATAACCGGCATCCAGTACGGCAATTCCACCTGCATAGCCGATGGTCGCTGCTTTCATCGGATAGTCTTCAATTTCGCCAAAGCGTTCTTTGGTATTTCGTTCTGCTGCTAATGCGGTCATTATTTTGCGCTCCGTTGTTTAACAATTTCATCATTGTTGATGCCCAATAGCGCGGCGACCGCCTGTTCTTCAGCTGTTGCCGATAGAGCGGCAGTTTCAACAGCAATCGGTACTTTCCCGCCTGACTGCATACCGGAAAGAGCTGCAATCGGCTGCGCCGAATCAAGATAAGCCGACAGCGCGGCAATGTTTTTTTGGCCCACTGATCTTGCCCAAGCCTGTTCAGACTCACCGATCAACTTGCCCTGTGCTATGCCTTCGGTAATCAGCTTTTCGACCTGGTCAACATTGGCCGTCGTTGATAATGCCGCCAATCGAGTACGTAACTCAGTCACGACTGCAATCGGCGCATATTGCGTAGGATCTACATCAGCACTTACTTTTACCGATAGCGCAGCAATCTCGGTATTTCTAGCCGTGAGTAAATCAGCCAAACTGGTTGCTGCCGTATCGGTTGCACCGCTAGCCAATAGCGCCTTGGCTTTATCCAGCTCGGCAATAATTTCGGCATCGGTTGCCAGGGTTGGCAAATTCAGCACATAGAGCAAACGCTCTCTAATTTCTTTATCCATCTCGGACTCCGGTAAAGGGGTGGAAGTTAAGGCCATAAAACTGGCGGCAGCTATCCTCACAGCTTGCATACCATCGATAGCCGGGCTATTAGTTAAAGCGACATTGATGATGTCCAGCACCGTTCCGGTCTTGGCATCGTAAGAAAAAACAGGGGATATGTAACGGTAAGCATCAGATGCAATATGAGCCGCAGCATCAGCTACCCATTTAACCTGAGTAGCAAATAAACCGGTGGCAGCTGCAGGATCATCCCGCCATTCCAGCGAAGCACTATCGATCCAGCCTGCGGCAGGCACCGGCAAACCATTTTTAGCACTGTGTAGAAATTGGTGTTCGTAATCAATCAGCATATCGTTGGCCCGTTGGGCACAAGCACTGATTAACTGTTTTGCAGAATCGGCATTCAAATGCCAGGGACCTTGGCCACACAAAGCTCCACGTGGGGCGTCAAAGTCCCCGGCAGGAAATAGCTGAATAGCGCCATCGTCATCAGGCGATAGTGCAAACAGGCAGGCAGCGATAGAAGGTTTAATTTTGCTCATGGACTGCATCATAGGCAGTTGAGCATGACTTAAGAATACGAGGGGGTTCGGAAGCGATTTTAAACTTGGTTTTTAGAATACTGACATAAACATCCTAAATAACAGCCATGAATAGTACTGAGGCTTTCGAGGCTATGCGTTAAATTACCGTTAAATTTTTTTCTGACTCATGATCGCAGTAGTAATATAAAAGCGGCTTAAAACGTCTATTTAGGTGTTTTTTGTAAAAAGTGGGTTTTTAGGGTAATAAAGCCTGGTCCAAGTGCTGCCGTAAAATATCTACGATATGAATTTCATCTTCAGCAGAAATACCTAAAAAAGGCCGGGCGGGAATATCGCCCCATAAATGTGGAAACTCGGCTTTGGTACCGCCAAACTGCATCATGGCTGCATACTCCATTGGGCTACCAATCTGTACAGCATCATTGCCCAATAATTGATAATTGATAGTATTACCTAGCGTGCCATGATCAGTTAAAGGTCTATCGCCCTGCTTTTCACCCAGCAATGTCGATAATACTGAATTTAACGCCCAATGCTCACCATCAGGACCAGTAGTCGTTGCAAAGCGTTTATGGGTAGATTCTTTTAAGTCTTCGCCGATTTTTAGCAATGCAGGACGCAAATTGCCAGAGGCCTGCTGCAGTTGATGTAAAGCGGATAGGATAGCGCGATTATCGATAGATACTTCAATCATGAGACAAGATGCTCTTTAGGCAACAGCATCTTCAGGGATATTATCCTCAGCTATCTCAATCCCGGACTCAATTGCAGCCTGTAATAACTCAACTGTTAAGTCTGGCATACCTATGCCTAAAGGCAATGATCCGCCAAATTTACTGATGTAGGCTTGAGCTGCTGCATTAAAAGCCTGCTCTTCTGATGTTTTGTCCAGCGTAGGCTCAGTGTTGGCGATTAGATCGGCAACTGATTGAGTGGTCATTTCATAATCTCCTTAAATAATTTCGTTAGCGTTGGATAAAACCCTTCAACTGCCTTTTGCCAAAATACGCTATTGCTGCCGAGTAGTGAGGTTAAGTTTGCAAAAACCTCAGTTTGTGAGCCATATCCCGCCCTGTCTTTATAATATCCAGTAGGATGGCCACCCCATCCATGCGGTCCTGCCCCCAATAATTTGTTTTTTGTGGCAGATCCCACCAGGTCAGAAAATAATCCTGCTAAGCCCATTTTATATATTTTATTGCCAGCTGCGTAATCACCAACAACAAAAATTGAATCCATAAATGCTACCGCGTCCTTGCTAGCTATAGCTTCAATTAAAAAGCCAAATCTAATGTCTCTATGCAATACATCATCAATATGGATCGTTTCTTTAACAAAGAAATCCTCAATATCTTTCAATGATAGGCCAATCAATTCAGCTTTTCCAGATAAATATGCTTTACGCTCAGCTTGAGCCAAAGTCTCTATTTCGCCTTTAATAACTGCATATTTTTCGTTTCGTGCAGCATTCAATAACTCAGTAGCCTTGCTTCTTCTTCCATAACCAGAGGCAGTTATGACTTCCTTAGTATCGGCATCCATGGTTGCTGTAAAGTCGCCACGGCTACTCCGGTACATATATTGTCCATCACTCAGGGAATAATCCAGATAATGCCCGTACTCATGCCGCCATACGCCTTGCCCGTGATAAGTGGTAATATCCTGCTTACCCATAGAGATATAGCCAGCGCGATGGAATGCGCCGCCCTTTTCTGATGACAATATGCCGCCGAAGTTAGCATCGTGTTTTTGTATACTTTGCTTAATCCAATCTGGTGCATCAGCAAAGCTGGCATCATGCCAGGCTGCCTGTTCTGTACCCGCTTGCCAATAAGAAAGCTTCTTAACCATTGCCTCCTTAAATGGCTGCCCCAGCTGAGGTGGTAAACTCACTGCCTTATTATCTACGAAGTCTTTTAACTGGCTTTGGATTGATGCGCCTGGTGCATAATCAAAACCATAATCTACGCCCTTAGGCAGGATATGGATGACGCCATTGCGATCGACTTTTTCATAAGTACCATCGTCCGGAGCGGGATGGCCTTTGTATTCATCATTACCGGCGCTGGCAATCCGGCATCGGCAACCGTAACCGTTTGGGGTAAAGTGGGCGCTCCACCAGGGATCATCATACTTGAGGACAGTGCCGCTCCAGCTTTGATGCAGCGGGCGTGGATGAGAAACGGTGTCATTATGGATATATTTCCAATACGGATAATTCTTGATTAACTCCGGATCGGATAACTGGGCATAGCGCCCGGCATTGTAACTGGCCTGGATGTTGGTGCTGTAAATAACCCGGGTCCGCCAATCACGGCCCGCTTTGGTATCGGAACCGGTCCAACCTTCCCAACCATGCTTTTGCACGATAGCGGAAAATTCTTTCCGGAACGATTGAATGCTCTTGCCTTCAGCAATCGACTTATCAACTGCACTGCGCAGATCATTCAGTAAATCAGCCTTTGCAGCACCAGCAACAACAAAAGCGCGGTCGTGACCAGCACTTAAAATATCGTCGTAATGCTCGGTTGGCAGGTTTAGCTTTTGACGGAAGAAATCAATCTGCTCCTGAAACGTCAGGCTAAATTTTCCGTCGCCCCGGGCGTTAAATGCTAACTGGGTTGGAGATAGATTTAACGGCATAATCTAGGGTCAATCCCACCTTTAAATACAATCCATATCGTCAACATTGGCAGTAAATTAATGCATAGCCGATTATTAAAGGTCGAAAAATGTATCCCTAGCCAAAATCCACAAGGGTTAAATAAAATACCAGCCTTTATGGTTTTTATATCTTCTCTATAAATGATCCAATAAAATATAATTATGCGGGTCAGCAAGGCTATAAAATAGAATAGGCTGACTACTAAAACAAATAGTTGAGCAGGCGATATATTGCTCACTACGTACCCTCACTCACATCAAACCGCCCCGACAAATCAGCCGCCGCAAAGGCTAGCGCCATGACCTTGGTCAGCTCTGTACTATCTAAACCCTCGTAACTGGATAACAGATCATCACGCAAAGCTTCCAGATTAGCAGCGCCATCAACTTTACCCTGAATAATATCCACCCAGTTTTTAATCGCAGATCCGGCTGCAATGGCCAGCAGATCCGTTTCAGCTGACATCGGCGTTGGATCTACATCGGCAACAATGACCGGCGCTGGGCTAACTGTTGCCGCTGCAAGTGTTGCTACGGCATTAGGATCTAGCTGGGGCGTCGCAGCCATTGGTGCCTTGTTCATTTGCAAAATTTCCTCGCCGTCTTCCGGTATCGGAATTTTTAATTTCAAATTGACGTAACTGACCGGAATCTTTGCGCCTGCTGCTGCCAGCTTGGGCAATGCATCCGCTAACAAAGCGAGATCATCAGGCTCTTGGGTATCACTGACCCAAGTCGGGCAGCGGTGATCGGCAAATAGCCCATTTAACATAGCCATCGGATAAACTAAATGCAGGCTGAGAGTATGGTCGATCTGCTTTGCATCATCATCCCGAACATCCAGGCGCACTTCATTATGTATCTCGCCCAGGCTGCGGTTGCCATTCTTACCAGTGGAACTGGTCAGCGTGCCGCCCAAAATAGCTTTTGATATACTGCCCTCGCACCAGTCAATCATGACTGTAAACGCATCTGCACCGCCACCGGCTGAAGCTTGCTGAAGCTCTAGTTGCATCGAGTCGGGAATAATCCCTGCGGCATTGTGGCCAATACTTAACACCTGGCGTAATAAGTCCCGCTTCTCCTTATCACCGGCACCAGGTGGATATTTACCTACTCTGATCGGCAGACCGTAGATCTCCAGAAACTCAGCCATATCCCGCACCGAATAATTTTTATACAGATAGGGCCAGGCTAAAACCCGATGCAAACCCGTTCTAGCCAGATAGCCGGAACGGGATTTATGAGTATGTGCTATCCAACCGAATGGCTGCAAAGGTACGCCATAAACTGAGGATAGATCACGCAGGTGAATAGCATTTCTATCTTCAAGAGGGCTGGTAAACCAGGTCGGCGGGCGATGCTGTACTTCATTGGGCACCCATTTACCTTCGCGGTTCAATGACCAACCCAGCTCAATACAGGAGTAGCCATGGCCGATTGCATCAAGCATGTCCATGATAATGATGCCGGTGTCTAGCTCATCGCGAATCAGATTTTCAAGCAGCCTGGTATTCTTTTTTTCAGTTGCAGTAGCATCGCGGGGAGGTGCCAGTGACCAGTCAAGTTTTTTAACCGCCATCTTGCGCTTGGCTAGCTCCGCCGCAATGTGTGCGTCCTTTTCTTCCATATCCATAAACAGCTCGGCTTGAGCCATCATATTGCCTTGTTCGGCATCCCTCAGGATATGCGCCAGTCGTGCTGGTGTTAAGCCTCGTGATGGGTGATTCTCAAACTCACGATGGAGGCGCTCACCGATGGGCGAGCTGGTTTGCTGTACTTTGACATCCGCCGGGGTCAGTGTTTTTTTAAACCAATCCATTAAACTCATTACCAGGCTCCCGTACGGTCAATTTCTAAATCATCATTTTCCCAGTAGCGTTCTTCTTTACTGGGGACAGGGTTATATTCAATAATCTGTGCCTCGGTCAGGCTGGCAAAATAAGCTAGCGCTTTCGATATGGCGCTATCGCCATGGCGCTGATTAGCGCCAGTTTCAGTCTTGACTTTAGGTAGCCGGATAATGCCATTAATAACCTGCAAGGCCCGCAAGTCATTGAGCTGGTCAGCATCGGCAGGGATAGTTAACTTGGCATCTTCAAAAGCTGCTTTCAGCTTGGGCATGTTTTCCAGATACCAACTTTCCGATAGTTTTATTTCCTGAATTCTTCCCGATCCATATCGGTGCCGAGCCTGCTCGGCCAGGTACATACCATTACCACCCGCATCAAGCGCACCGCCTATCAGTCGTGGCAAGCGATCGACAATATAAAACAACACTTGCTCCTGTTGCTTAAATGGGATGTTGCGCAACTCCGCGCTAAACGGGACAGTTCGGTCAAGGTTCTGCTCGATAGTGATTGGATCGATAACCGTCAAATCGCCCAGACGGCCAAAATCCTCACCGAAGGCATGCATTAACTTTGGGTTAAGCTTATTCAATTCAGGCAGCAAGACTTCATCACACCAGTCTTTGATTTCAGCCTGGCGCAAATGCTCTGGCCACTCGTTAAATGAGTTATCTTTAGTCAGCCTAATAACGGGGTATTCCTTGCTCATACGGGCTTCGATTAATACCCTACTCAATGCGGCACCGCCCGATTGGCTGGGCACGCAAAAATATTCCTCATCTGCTGCTTCCTTGCTGGGTGCATTAGCAATAGTTTTATTTCGCCAGGCTAACTCGGCTTCCGGGCTCCAAACCTGATCATTAACAAAGCAGATCCGCTTGAATAAGCCATCAGCCAGTGCGTCATCTAACGTGATACGGTGGATGCTATAAGGTTTGCGTCCAGCCCGGGCATCCTCAACATACTGGTTATACTCATTATCTACACCGTTATGGGTGCTGATGATTCGCACCCGAGCGCCCCACATGGTCAATGCCATTGCGGCTTTTAATAGTTCATGCAAAGAATCATGAAAAGCAGCCTCATCAATGACTACATCGCCCTGCATCCCACGAAGGTTGGAGGGCCGCGAGGATAGCGCAGTAATCTTAAAGCCGGAATTAGGAAAGCGAATTGTATACGCCAGAATCTCTTTGCTGCCGTCTTCATCCTTGAATAAAGACTGATCCACGCTACCTGCCAGCTGGTTAAAGGCTTTTGCAAATAAAGCACAGGCAGCGATGTATTCCAGAGCCATCTCCTGTCGAGAGCCAATATAGAAAACATTACGCCCTCCGCGTTTTTTTGGTTTTGAAGCAGTTATGACATTATCGGTAGCTTCTGCCCAGGTCAGTCCAGTACGACGGGACTTTTCACCTATCTTTACTTCAGAGTCATCCTGTATCCAACGGGCCTGATAGCCAAGCAAAACCGGTTCATTAGCTGGAAAATAATCACTGGTTTGCAGCTCTTCAACAGTATCAGCAGTTACCAGCGCGGAATTAATAGCCATTATTTTCCCAGCAGAATACGTTTGATCGAGGCTTCCAGCTCGGCGCTGATACCATCGTTTTTAAGTTCAGTTGTTAGCTGTTCAGCAGCCTCGGCCCTAGCTTCCTGCCGAATTCTGGCGGTATTTTTCAACTGCCATTCCTTTTGCAGTGTTGAAGCCCGTGTCATATCCAGCACTGACTTGGAGGCCTCTTTCAGTAATGCGACCCGTTCACCTGGCTTGGCATCATCCAGATCCTGAAGACTGACCATTACGTCAAATAACTCGGATTGCACCAGAGAGATAACTGCCGCTGAACGCAGGTCTGAATCATCTGGAGCCGCCTCGGCTATCATCCGTGCTGCCTCGGTACTGTTCTTGACTGCCAGAATCCGGCGTTTCAATTTAGCGCCATGCCGATAAGCAGAACTACGGCTTATCTCAAAACCGCTGGCATTCAGCCATTCGACAAAGCCATCATAGTCGGCAAAGTTGCGCCGAATCAGTTCCAGTTCAAATACTGCGCGCTGTTCTGGCGATAACTGATCTATTGCACCTGGCTTAGGCATCGAAGTATTTCCCAGGGCGGGCAATACCCGGCTCAATCTCGACGGTATACTCAACGACATCAACCCCATAACGAGCCAGGCTGCAAAACCAACGCCCATCCGGACGGTGATCTACTTTAACTAAATTACGTTCATGGAGATAATCCAGGTTTTTTCGTACCTCTTCCTGTGTCGCATCCGGGTATTCAGCTTGTATAACGGATAGCACAATGCGCTCGTAAGCGCCGATAGGCCTGGCGTTGTTTAATGTTAACAAGATTTGCCAACGGATATTCTCGCGGCGTATTTTGGCGTGATCAGCCATGTCGTTCCCCTTTTAAAATTGCATTTTCGATACGCATGGCCAGTCCATCGAGCTTGGCCTCAATGACTGTTTGGTTACGGATGTAGTCATCCCGACGCACATACAGGTTTGGCAAATCGGCTTTCATCAATAAAATTTCCCGCTCGATACGCTGCCATTCTTTAGCCTCACTGGCGGCTGCCTGTTCCAGCGATAAAAACTTAGTATCCCAATGCTTTTGTCCGGCAATCCTTGCTTCATCCTGACTGCTAAACCGATCATCAAGACGCTGTTCAAACTGCCCAATCAGTAACTTGCCAGCGGCAAACATCACTGATAAAAAGGTAGTGAGCATGGCAAAAGCCAAGCCCAACGACTGATATAGGTCGATAGTGATAGTCACTGTCTGCCTCGAATTTCTTCAGCTTCCTGGCAACTAATACAGCGCACGCAATTTGGTAATGCAGCTAATCGTCCAGGAGGAATTATGCTTTCGCAATCTAGACATAGCACCTCATCCGCAATAATGCGTTGCGGCGGTAACGCCTGACTTTTCAAGTATGCTTGCACGGCATGATCAGTCGTAAATTGCGCCTCATCATTAGCGCGGTCTATATCGTCACTCATGAGATACCTGCGGGTTGCCGAGGACATCAGCGGCCGTCCCATCTTGCGGACGCGTTGACTTGATGATGGCTTCCAGTCGTTCGGCATAGTGGCGCTGCATTTGATTGCGCGCTGCAAGACGGGCATAGACATCATCTGCCAAACAGGTCAATTCTTGTGCGCTTATCGAGGGCAGCGCTGGCCGTATCGGTAATGGTAGCGCTGTCTGGATGATCTGAGGC